CATTCGGCGCGGACGTGTCGTTGGCAATCAACTGGCCAATGTCGTAGGGCGTGGTGTTGCCCGGGCGCCGGAAGTTAGCGGCAACAATGATGTTCCGACGCGCTATCACCGCCGGGTTGTCGTCCGTCAGCAGCGGATTGCCGAACGCATCATGCGGCACCGACGTCGGCAGCAGCACGGGATCGCCCGAGCCGCCGACGTTCACCATGCCAATGTTCATGGCATCGCCGAAACCGTCTTTGATCTGGCGAACGACTTCCATCATACGATCCCTAAGATGAGATAGCCGCTGTTGAACGGCTTACTGAAGTCGAGCAAAGCGAGCGGCGAGTAGTCGAAGATGATCTCGGTGTGCGCCGGCTTGTAGCGCCGTAGAAAGCACTCGAGATCGGTGGCGAGGCCAATCGTCAGCAAGCGGTCCACGCCGCATTGGCCGGAGCCGGTGCGCTCGTAGGACAGCCGCAGCGTGTCGACGTGAATGCGCCAGTAGAAACGGATTTCCGCCGGGCCGAGCTCCCAACGGTCGCGGTCCGGCTCGTCAGGATTGAGCGAGGTCGTGTCGCCGCAGCGGGAAATGCCGCAGGTGTACGGCGAGAACTCGCGGATGGCGATCGTGTACCCGATCGATGCCGCTTCCGCGATGAAGAAGGCGCGCGACTGGCCGCCCTGCATCGTCATGCGCTGCACAAGTGCCGTCTGCCGTTCCGCGATCGTCAGCGGTTCCGACAGGCAGTCGTCCGGCAGGCCGAAGCTTTGTTCCCACTCGGGCAGCAGGACGACGGTGGTGCGCGGGAAACTCTCGCGCATCAGCAGCACGTCGGCGGCGTCGGCGACGTCACCCCACACGCCGGCAAGGCCGGTCACCACCTGCATCAGCACGCTATCGCTGTCGCGGGGCCAGGCGCGGCCTTGCGGCAACAGGGCAGCGAACGCCTGCGCGAAGTCCTCGCGTGAGTGTCTGACGTACGTCTCAGCCATGGATCACGTCGCCCAACACCGCCATCGAACCGTTGTTGGGCATCACGAAATCGGCGGCATCGAGATCGAACGACACCACATCGGGCGCCGTCAGGATGGCGTCGGAAACCCAGGCGGCGAAGATCGTCTGCGCCGGCTGCAACACGCCGTTCTTGGCGTAGGCAGGACGCGCCTTGGTGCGCAACATTGCCTTCACCGAGGCGATGATGCTGGCCCACGTATCCGAGGTATCCGGATCTAGATTTCTGATCGTGAAGCTGATCGGCTGTGCGAGGGGAGCCTCGACGAAGAAGTCTTTGACCGCCACCGGCCGCTTGTCGTTGAGATAGGCAGCGACGGCGGCGATATCATCGGCTGTGGGAAAGCCGCCCTGGTCGGCACGAAGATCGTCCATCATGAAACGGAGCGTCACCGTGCCGATGCCGATCTCGTTCGGTGCGCTCCAGGCCCGTGTAACGCCGGGAACGGCCATGGCCCAAGCCACATAGTCCTCGGCATCGCCTCCCATCGGCGGATTGGCCAAGCGCTCCAGCAGACGCGCGCGCAGTTCGTCGTCGGTTTCGGTGTCGGTGCCGCCCTCAAGCGAGACCACTGTCGCGGTCGGCTGCACTGAACTGATCGCCGCTGCAAAGCGCAGCGTTGTGCCGGGATCGAGATTGCCGGCACTGCCGGCGGTCAACGCGACGATCGGAACGGTCACCGTGCCGTCATCGCCGATCGTCGCCTGCTCCGTCGTTTGATAGGTGACCTGATTGCTGGCCTGAGAGCCCGCCGGGATGACAATTCCAGAGAGCCCCGCGACCTCCATCGAGCCCGAGGCAAACGTCGCCTGCTTGCGCCCGCGCGAAGAGTCCGCGTTCACCAGGTACATATTGGCCCAGCGGTCGAGAAACACCGTCTCGGACGTGATCGGCAGCAGCTGCAACGCCAGCCACTCGACGAACTGCAGATTGAGGTGCGCTAGGCCGGCATTGCCGTCGGACATGACCCGAAGCACGGAGTTCGGGACCATCGCGTCTGCACCGCGGAGCGCGCCCATGATGTAGTCGCGGGAATTCTGCCGAACCTGCTTCAACGTTGGCGTCGTCCACGGCATTGCGATCTCACGTCAGCGAAATGGACAGTCCAATTTCGTCCCAGAGGACTTCAAACTGCAGAGCAATCGGCGATTGCGGCCCACGATAGAGCGTCACCGCAGCGTCGATGCGCTGCCGGTCATAGGGGTTGCGCTCAACGTCGAGCGCAAAATCCGAGATGATGCGCGCGGCGACGAACGGCGTCAGCGCTTCGCGCAGATAGTTCTCGACGTTGGCGACAGTGGCGCCACCCTGGACCTTGGCATCGGTGATCTTGGTGCGCGTCAGAAGCCACAGCCGCGAGCCGATGGGCCAGCCGCCCCATATCTCCTCGGCATCGAGGTCGCCCCACCAGCCGCGCCGATCGTGGCTGCGCGGATCGGGCAGGACGTCGTTGACGTCGGCGAGGCGGTCGGTACCGAGGGCAACGATGATGGCCGTCGCCAGCGCATAGCTGTCGTCAAGCGTACCGTCGCCCCGCAGCAGCCAGTCGAGCGTGATCGCGTAGCGCGGAAAGTCCTTGCGCTGGACGATGCGGACATCGGGCATCAGGCTCACGCCTTCTCGGCCGACAACGCCCGCAGCTTGTCATACTCATCGACAGCGGCGTCGAGCGCATCCGGCATGGTGGTGACGAAATAGCCCTCGACCTGTTCGGCATACTTCTTGACCTTGCGGATGGCGCCATCGAGCGTGTCCGCGACAGCGACCACCGCGCCGATCTCAGGAAGCCCGACGGCCTGCGGCACCACGTAGTATCGACCGTTGATGATCGTCAGATTGCGCAGCTTGACGAAATCGCGAATAGCCTTCGGAAACTCGATCGCCTGCCAGTTCTTGTCGGCCCAGGCGGAATGGATCAGCAGCTCGGCGCCGAATTTCCCAGCGCATTGCGGCTCGACCAATGTGCCCTCGGCACCTTCCCAGAGAATGTCCGGCCAGTTGGTCACCAGCACGTTCAGCATCTCGCCCGGCGGCGAGCCGAGCCGGCAACACGGATCTATCAGGTAGGCCTTGTCCGTTGTCGCCCGCACTTCCGTCGAAATGAAGCCGCGATATTGGTAGTCGCGGAGCGCTGGGGAGAGCTTGTCGTTGACGCTACGCACCTGCCACGGCAGTGACCGGTACGGCACGCATTCCAGCACGTAGCCGCGATCCTTGATTTCGAAGCCGAACATCGCCTGGCGCGGGAAGCGGCCGTCGACCGTGAAGCCGTCATAGCCAGTCTCGATCGCTTCGTTGATGCCCTGCTCGACGATGAACCGCGTGATGCGCTTCTTTTCGCCCAGCGACCATTCCAGTTGATCGAGCAGCGGCTCGATGAGTCGATAATTGATGGCGTGAAATGTTTCGAAATCGCCGCGCGTAGCCGAAATCTTGACCCACTGGTCGTCATTGTCGCGCAGATAGTCGCGCAAGGCATCGAGCCCGGTCACGACCTCGAAGGGACCGATGTCGATGCCGAGGCTGGCGCACAGTTCCTTGGAGGCGACGCGATCGAGCTCCAGCTCCTCGCCACGGCGTCCGCCCCAGACGCGCTTGCCCATGGCGACGAGATGCTCCTGCAGCGATCCATGGTATACGTCGGGAAACACGACCAGGTCGACATAGTCGATCACATCCCAGATCGCATTGACGCGCTCGATCTGCGGCACACCCATGCCGGGCAGCTGCGCATTCGACTTCGGGAACGCCGATTCCCATGGCGTCCAATACAGCACGCGGCCGAAGCTTTGCGCGAGGGTAATGGCGAACTCGACAAAGAGGCCATTGTCCACCACAAGGACCGTCTTCGATCGATAGTCCGTCATCAATCAAGGCTCAGCACGCTGCGGGCTTCATCAACGATGGCGTAACCGTGATCGATGATGACTGCTGCGGCATCCTCCTGCATGAACGGCTTGCAGGAATGGATGATGATGTAGCCGCCGCGCCGCGGCGCATAAACATCGAACGACAGGAACGATTCGGTGACGGGATAGACGATGGTATGGCCAATGCCGCCACCGCCGACCTCAGTCGGATAGCGCCAAATCTTTGCATCGCCGACCGGCGTCAATCCAATCTTTGCGGCGAGCACAGCCAGCGTGTCGATCTGTGCCTCGATATCGTCCAGCGGACCGCGGCGGACGGCAAACATGGCGCTGAACAGCTGCTCGCCCAACTCAGCATCGCCGAAGCCGTGCCTGTCGTGCAGCGGCATCTCAGGAGCCGCCGCCTTGGACTGTGAACGGCTGAATGGTTGGCCCGCCGCCGTTGAAGTTGATCGGATTGCCGTTAATGTTGCAGGCGCCCTTGGCCTTGATGGTGACATCGCCGGAGGCGTCGACCTGATAGTCCTTGCACTTGAACACCCAGGTCTGGCTCTGCTTGTCGTAGTAGGCGACCTCGGTATCGCCGTCGTAGAAGTGGATGCGCTTTTTATCGACGCGCACTTCGGTGTTTACCGTCTCGCCTTCGTGCTTGTAGTCCTCTTGCGACTGCTGCGCCTGCTGCAGCTCTTGCGAGGTGCTGCCGCCCGCAACCGCAGGCTGCTTCGACTTCTCCACGTGGCGGAGCGACACCATGCGCTCCTGATTGCCGCCGCCGCTGCTGCCGATGCTGCCGGTCGCGCTATCGGATGCCGGCGTTGAGCCGCCATCGCCATCCAGGCTCAACAGATAAAGCCCGGTCCGGCGCAGCAAAGTCATTTGGCCGATGTCGTCGTATTGCGCGTTCTCGCCTTCCTTCAGCCCACGCGGCCGATAGCGCCGATCGGCGATCACGCCGGCGATGGCATGGGCGCGCGACCCAGTGGCGAAGGAGAGCAGAGCCTCGGCAATTCCGTCCGCGTTCTTGCCGATGATCGCCGAGGTGAAGCCGTAGGGCTCGAAATGCTCGATGCCCTGGAACATCTCGTTCTTGAAGCCGCCGCCAGTCATGGCCTGGAGTTTGTGCCATGTCACCAGCGCGTTGACGGTGCCACGGGCACCGCCGGCGCTGAACGCACGGAACGCCGCCGCGCGCGGAGTCATCATATGCATTGGGCTAGTTGCTCCCGAAGCCGAACGGTGTCGACGGCGCGATCAACGTGGACGCTGACGGCTGACCCGGCACGCCGGGCTGAAAGAAAAGACCATTCAGGAACCAAGGCAGCACGAGCTCCAGCGTCGTCGTGGTGCCGGTTTCCTCCGATTGCTCGAACGTGACCGTCTTTGCCTTGAGGCCGAAGTTGCGGATCATGTGTGTGGGCGCATTGACCCAGTAGAGATGGCCGATGCGCCACAGATCGCCGTTCTTGCGCAACCAGCCCTGCACTTGCACCGTCACGGTCAATTGCGTTCCGGCATGCCAGCGTGCTTCGAACATGGCGCGCTGCTGCACTTCCCAATCGGTGTCGGGGTGCTCCTGCGGCGTCACCAGGATGCTTTGATGGGCATCCGGACCGGTGGCGTGCGCTTCCTGCTGAGAAACGTCGGTCCCGGAGGCCTGATCGTCGCCCGGTCGCTGGCCCACGGCATACAGGTTCGCGTAGACGGTCTCATTCGACCAGATGACGTTGATCCGCTCGATGTTCTCGCCTTCGATGAAGGCGTCGCCGTCGTCCTGGTCGTTGTGCAGGCCGATCAACGTCAGATCGCCATTCTGATTGGAGCCGATGATCGTGCCGCGCTCGCGCGCAAGATGCTCGAGGAAATCGAACGCCGGCTCGCCCGGAGCGTGCTGGCAGTTGGCAAACGGCGTCGTGTCGATCTGGCCGATTATCTCGACGCCGACATTGACCTTGCTGCAGATGTCCCGCGCGATGCTGATCAGGTCCCAGCCGTTGTAGTTGCCGGTCTGCGTGCGCAGCGACGACTTGGCCATCTGCCACGACAGCGTCTTGCCGATGATCTGCACACCATGGCTGTTTGCGTCCGATGCCGACTGTCGCGTGGTCACCGGCCCATGCATCGCCTGGATGTCGGCCAGATAGATATCCACCATGTCGCCGATGTTCGGCTGCATGGCCAGATAGCTGAGCGGCGCCGGCATGCTCTCGGCTGTCTCGAATTCGAAGATGTGGAACGCCTCGGCCCAGCGATGCTGAACGAGAACGCGCTTCCAATTCGTGATGTCGACGCCGTTCACGCGGAGCGTGGCAATCTCGGTGGGCTTCGGCACCGGCATGTCAGGACGACAGCGCTACGCCCTGCGCCGGCATGAAGGCGGGATGGATGACGTGGTTTTCGTCGCGGAGCTCGTCGGCACGGCTGCCGTCGGCGTAGAGCAGTTGCGCGAGCGCCAGCGACGGCAGCGCCGTGCCGATTGCATAATGTACCACCAGCGGCAGCGGCTGCGCCGTAACCACCAGATGCCGCGTGACGGCGGCCCGCAGCGCGATGACGGCCTGATAGACGCTGCTGTCGCCGCGATCCGCGGCCGCCTCCTCGGCGTCAGCGAACTCGCTCTGCATTTGCGCCAGCAGCGTTTCGACCTGGTCTCGCGCGGAGAAGGTCAGCTCGGCGATGATAGCGGCCTCGCTCGCCAGTGCGAGGATCACGGCCGTATCGATCAGCATGGCAGCTTGATCGCTGAGAGCGGTCAGCGTCGCGATCTGGCTGCGCACATAGCTCATGCTGGCGAGGGTCGCCCCAGCCAAGCGGGCATGATCGAACATGTCGGCAAGCGCATCGCCGATACTGCTGTTCTGCACCTGCTGGGCCGCGGTCGCGAGCAACCGCCCGGCGTCGTAGCGCACTTGCGCCCCGGACTGGCCGCTGTCGGCCAGTGATGGCACGCTGGCAAGAACGTAGGCAACGATCCTGCCGAGCAACGCCACGCATTCATCTCTGGCCGCCTTGCCGGTGATGCTCATGGTCCCGTGACGCTCAACTGTTGCAAGATGGCCTTGAGTGCAGCGACGGCGGCGTCTCCGGCGGCCTGCGCCGCAGCCTTAAGCACTGTTTGCGTCGAGACCGTCGGCTTGGAAGGCTGCCCGGCCTCGATGAACACCATCTCGATTTCGACAAAGCCACCCATCGTGCGCCGCTCGACCGCGTTGTAGCGCACGCACGTCACGGTCATGTCGGCGCGGGTCGGCAGCACCAGAACGCCGGGACCTTGACTGGCGGCGTCCTCCAGCGCGGCCTCCAAGCGATCGCGCAGAGTAGTGTAGTTTGGGCCGATCAGATAGCCGACGACCGTGAACTCATAGGCGCGCCGTCCCAGATCCTCGGCATAGGGCACGTCCCGTTTCGGAAACTCGTGCAGCACCGTGCGCCGGCCCGAACCCTTGCCACCGATCTCGACATAGAACGGCACGCCACGGTACGACGCCTGCCGCCACTTCGCCCGCCATGGCGGGTTCGGTACGTTGGGGACGACGAAGTCGGTAAAGGCCATTGTTGTCGATTTCCGAGGGACCTATCATGGGGCGCTGACCACGAACGAGAAGGAGGGCAGGGTCGATGCGACGCGCACAGGTGCTGATGGCAATCGCTATTGCTGCCGCGATGACCACTCCAGCAGCGGCGTTCTACACTGAATGCACGGTCACCAAAGACACCGAGCTTGCGATACGGCCCGACGGGCCTTCCGAGCCGCGCTACTACATGCCCGTCAGCAAAGGCGACAAGGTAGCCTACCGCAATCAGTATCAGAATTGGTGGTTCGTGCTGCACTATAGCGGCGGAGACACAACTGATTATGGCTGGCTGCCGCGCGCCATCTTGAAAAACTGTCACGCCGTGGACGGCACACCCTGACGATCAGTGCGGAATATCCGCCGGCCCTGCCGCGGCCGGCTGCATCTGAACGCTGCGGTTCATTCGCACTCGTTTGAATATCCCGGAAGGCTTGGCGTTGACGCGCATTCCCGGCGGTCCTGAATAAGCAATATCGATGCCGACATTGCCGCCGACCTCGTGCCGCATCGTGCTGTTGGTCGCTTGCCGGGCCGCGGCCGCCGCTTGCGCCTCGAACTGTCGCCGCCACGCCGCCGCGCCGCGATGGCCGCCCGGGCCGCCGCCCCAGTCGCCAAACACCTCGCCGCCAAGCATCATATGCTCGTGAGCCATCTCGTAGCGTGCTCCTGGGTCGGTCGGAAGGCCCTGGTCCGTGAAGCCTTTGATGACGTCGCTGCCGGCGAGAACGCGATCGATGGCAGCATTCATGCGCGTCATGAGTTTTGGATTGTTCTGCAATTGCCGCATGAACCGTGGCAACTGCCCGCGGTTGATTGGACCATAAAAGCCGCTGTGCAGCATGCGCTGCAAAGATGTGTTCTTGTAGAGCGACCTGTTCATCGCCGATTCCGCCACCGGAACCGGGTTCTTGGCGTCCTCCGACAGCAGCATCGCCGCGAACTGAAGGCGGGCATTCGGGTTCCGCAACTCCTCAGCAAAGCGTGAGCGCTGCGAGCGGATGAACGCGTTGCCGCCGAGACCGGATAAGTTCGGCGCTGCCGACAAAGCGCCGCCGTCGCGTGGCGCCACATGGCCACTGCCGCCGGCACTGCTCCCGCCGCCGTCACCAAAACCAAACCGATACTTCCTCGGTAGGCCGCCGCCGTGCAGCCGGGGGAGGCCGCGCTGCCGGCCAGCGCCTAGCAGCGCACCGATGCCGCCACCGAAACGGCCGCCACCGAAGCCTCCCGCGCTTGAGCCGGGACCAAGCCCGCCGCCGCCAGCATTGGGACTGTAGGACGCCGGCATCAGATGAGGGGCCGGCTCGCCAACGGGACCGCCGGCATCGGCGCCGCCGCTGCTGCCAGCACCACCGCCGCCGCCCGCTGTGCCACTGCCTGCTGCACCGCCGCCGACACCAGCGCTACCGCCACCACCCTGCAGCAGTTCGATGCCGCTGCGATGGAACAGTTTCCAATATTCCGACCACACCCGGCGCTGCTCGATCGCGATCTCGGCGTCGCCGGCGCGCAGCATGTCGAGCCCGGTTCGGCCGAACGATGGTGCACCGCCTTGCGCCATATGCGCCGGGATGACCTGTTCGCCCTTGTGCAGAAAGCCCCACATGTCGCGCGGGACCTCGCCGCCATGTTGAAAGCCGAATGCCTTTTTCAGCCGATCGAGGAGCCCGGTCTGCTCTGGGAGGCCGACAGTACGCCGCACGTCGTCAGTCGAGAAAGTCGGCGGCTTGCCGGTCGCGAGATATTCAAGC